TTAATTTTCATCCAGCTTGTCAAGTGCCTGGGCAATGTTGAACGCATGGTCTCCAATGCGCTCATAATCGGTCAGGATTTCCGAATACAGGATGGAAGTCTCCACATGGCATTTCCCCTTTCGCATGCGTTCAATCTGGTTGGAGCGGTACCGGGCGGTCCGGCTGTCAATGTCTTGTTCCAGCAGCAGGGCCTGTTCCAGAAGGGAGGCGTGCTGCGGTAAGGATATATGTTCTGCCGGAGCGTCATGTTCCGTCAGAGAGCCGCGTTTATCTGGAGATTCCTGCTCTGGAGCAAAAGTGAAATCAACGCAGCAGGCGCTGCAAATCAGGTTTACGGCGCGCATGCAGGAGGTCCTCATATCGGCCAGTTCAACCGATGCCTGGGAAGAAAGCTCCAGCCTGCGCTCCATCATGGTCCATGCATAGCCGGCAATATTTGTTGCATGGTCGCCGATGCGCTCCACATTTCCGATGATGGAGAACATGCGGTTAAGCGCATTTACTTCAGACGGGGAATTTTCCACTGCAAGGACCCTGGAAATCCTTCTGGATAACTGGGCATTGTAAAGATCAATCTCTTCCTCACGTTTTTGAATCTGCTCCAATTCGTATTCATCCCTGTGCTCAAAAGCCAGAAAACTGGTTTCAACATTGGAGGCCGCCAGAGCAAGCATCCGGCTGATGTCCTCATTCAGCTGCTTCCTTGCTATGACTGATACGCCAAGTACATGTTCGGAGGCCAGCAAATCCTCAAACCAGCGCTCCTCATCCGTTGTTTTCTGCGGCTTATCAGGCAGAAGCTTTTCGGATATCCGCGCAAGCTGTGTGCCGAAAGGCAGCAGAAGCAGGGTTGTGACAATGTTAAACAGTGTATGTACATTGGCAATCTGCGCCGCGGGATTGTCCGGTGTGAACGAGGCCATCCACTGTGTAAAGGGGGACACCAGGCAGATCAGGGTAAACACAGTTGTGCCAATGACATTGAATATCAGGTGAATCAGGGTGGTCCGTTTCGCGTCGCGGTTTGCCCCGATAGAGGCCAGGACTGCCGTGATGCAGGTGCCGATATTCTGGCCGAACAGGACAAAGACCGCGCTGTCCAGTCCGATTAATCCGCTTACAGCCAAAGCCTGAAGGATACCAACAGATGCAGAAGAGGACTGTATGATAGCAGTAAAAGCTGCTCCGGCCAGAATACCCAGAAAGGGATTGGAAAACTTTGTCATCAAATTGACAAAATGCTGGGAATCGCGCAGCGGTATCATTGCCGCGCTCATCATTCCCATGCCGAGAAAGAGGATACCCAGACCTGCAATAATACCACCGGCAAACTGGACCTTTTTCTGTTTGACAAAAAGAATCAGGGCAACACCTGCAAATGCAATCAACGGCGCGATGGCCCCGATGTCCAGGGCTATGAGCTGGCCGGTCACGGTGGTTCCGATATTGGCGCCCATGATGATCCAGACAGCCTGTTTGAGCGTCATGAGCTGGGAGTTGACGAAGCCCACCACCATGACGGTTGTGGCGGATGAGGACTGGATGATAGCAGTGATTCCGGCTCCCACGAACACGCCTAAAAACCGGTTGGCAGTCAGCCGCTCCAGAATCTGCTTCATGCGGCTTCCGGCTGCGGCTTCCAGATTGGTGCTCATCATCTGCATGCCGTACAAAAATAATGCCAGTCCTCCTAATAGACTGAAAAACGAATGAATACTCACAATGATTCCTCCTCTTTTATCTGTTTGGCAGTATTATTTCAAAAGAAAAAGGCATTGCCCGCATCCATGTGTATGAATGCGGGTCATGCCTTTTCTTTTAAACATATGAAGCGTGGTTTTTGGGTGAAAATTTGGTCATCGTCGTTGACGGTGGCGTCCATATGTATGTCATTTCCCTTCTGATGTTTTGTATATGGAAATATCCTGTCCTGCTGGAATTATATGAGGATAAAGGGACAATGTCAACGGGATGGGAGGAATATTAACGATACTTTAATATCAGGCTGTATTTAGAATGGTATGATTTGCATAAGAAATGGGACGAAAATGGTAGGTTTTATGCGGGTTTGCGCCGTTTTTGTAACTTCTGGTTCCTACCGCTTTCTACCATGTTATTAGGGTTTATTGGTCACAATAAAGTCACAAATCAATGGTTATCTTTTCTAGTTCTTTTCGCAGATCCTCTATGTCACGGTGGCCGTAAACCTTGTTGGTAATGTCGGCCTTGAATGAGTGTCCCATCATCCGTTTACGGTCGTTTTCTTTTACCTCATACTTTTCACACAACATGGAAAATGTATGCCGGCAGTCATGTGGTGTATGTTTGGGGTCACCTGGAATTCCAAGTTGGTTTAGTAGCTCATCCATTTGCTTTCTGAAATCTTTGTCGCTGCACGGAAGGAGCTTCCCATACTTGCTTATCCGGTGTTCAACCAAGGGGAGAATACCGGAATGAATTGGTACGATACGTCCTTTACCGGCTTCCGTTTTTATTCCACCCATAAAATACTTTTTCTGCAAATTTACTTCGAGGCCAATGTATTCTGATATACGCCATCCGGAATAGCACATGATGAGAAGCATCTCAGCGGTTTCATTTGTTTTGTTATCCCACAGGATTTTTAGGTCTGCATCTGAAAATGGTACACCATGTTCATCATCGTCATCCCGTTTGATTTTAACATACTGGCTATAGTCCTTATCACACCATCCTTGACTGTCAGCGTACTTATACATTTGCCTGTACAGGTTCCTGATAAGTTCCAGGCTGGCATATTTTAGATTACACGCATCCAGGTTATCCTGCAGGTCTTTTGTGCGGAGGGAGCTAAATAATTTATCGTAGAGGGACGCACAGTTTTTATATGCGGCCTTAATTGAATATTTGGTTGCATTAGAGTATTTATTGCCTTCGGAGAATTTATCCATGTAGAAGGCCTCGTAGACCTCTGAGAAGGTCTTTTCAGGCTCGTCCGGTTCAATTCCCTTGACGCGGTTGTAATCAGCCAGGAGTTTCCGTGTTAGGTCATCGAGCTGTTTGGTTTCATCCGGGAGCAGCAGAGTGGCTTCCATACCTGGGGCGTAGGTGCCGGCTTTGTAAGCAGTCAATACGATGAATCCCTTCATCCAGGTATCAACATAGCATAAGGCCTGGGGCCGATTTCCGTCGATGTCTGCCGGGGGATGGACGGCGTAAGGGTTTTTACGTTTCTTTCCCAGGTAACGGATAGAACCATAACCGTTGGGGAGTCTAGGGTGTTTGCTTCGTGTTGGCATGGTATCAGTCCTTTCCGTTGCGATATCGCAACTGATTTTTTGGTATAAAAAATACGCCCCTTGCTAGGACGCTCCAGGAATGATATAATCCAAGTGTCTATGTTTGGATTATCTTCCGGGGGTAGCCTGGTAAGAGAATCTATGTGAAAAGCTCTGGGAGTTCGCGGCTCCTGGGGCTTTTTGCATTTTATAGTGTGGAACTTGGTCTTGTTATTTTACATGAACTGCATGTGGATTGAGAAACGTCATTTATGTGACCACATGTAGGGCACTGCCACGATGATTTTGATATATCCTTGATTCCACTATGCGTTTCTAAACTGGAATTAGCTGTTTTCGCCTTAACCATATCATCATACGAAATACTTGCCTTCTCATTGGTGGATTTCATGGAAATATTCAAAGCTTTAAAAATGGCTTCTTGGCGTTCCAATACTTCGCTTAGGGCATATAGAATTATAGATAAAACAATTGAGGGTAAGGCACAACTCAAAAACAGTATGATAGTCATACCCCAATCCCTTTCAAACTCTAAGCTATGGTAATCCATTACTTTACCAAAAAAATTAGCAATAAATATGCTTCCAATAATACCTAGGAATAAGATGACACCCCCAAAAGTTTTGCTAATACTTTTCATATAATCTCCCTCTTTCCATTCGTTTTATCAAAAAGCCATAGGCTGATTAATCAAAATTATTACTAAATAAATGGAAGGCCTTCTTCTTCCACACCATCAGGTGATGAAGATACTCGTGCTTTAAAGGATATCATTTTTCCGTAGTGAACAAATATGTATCTTTCTAATTCTCCAATAACGGAAGGCCTTTTCCCCATATCGTAGTTTATCGAATCAGGGAAAACAATGCAGATGCAGTTATCACCTCCGTTTTCTAGTCGGGTATCCCGTAAATAACATGACGCACCGCCTCCTTGTTCCTTTACAATCTTGTTCCAGTCTTGAATTATTGCATCAAGGTTTATTTCCTCGTTCAGTGATTCCTGCTCCTTGTCCCAAGGTATAAGCAGTTTACTTAGCGAAAACGTTGTTTCAGATCCGCAATATATGCAGTAGCGAGCATTACCAGATGCTAAAGCACCGCAACCGTTTCCGAATTCATCAACATTTGCACAGTGATTAACTAATTCACTTCCGCAGATGTGACAATAAGCGCCTTCGGGAGATATTTCTTCATTATCACATATAGGACAACGTAATGCTTTGCTTTTTTCATTTACTTTGATTTTAACTGGGTATTTCATTTTTCCATTCCCCCATATTAAAGAGTTGCTGCCGCATATAGGACAAAAGTTAGATTTCGCTGTTGATGTACTATTACAAATATTGCAATGTTTGTTGTTAAAGTAATCCAAAAAGCGTGAAATTATTTTAAAAGTAACTTTTGTATAATTATTCCAATACATATCAGAATGTAATAAATCCAACCTGGTTTTAGCCGCATCGTTGCTCATATGGAAAAAACTACATATGTTTTCTTTTGATTTTTCCGGTAGTTGTTCAATGATTGGAGCGGGTGCCAGCACATTTCGAGCAAAGGCATTTGCCTCATTCTCTAAAATTTTATATTCACATTTAGATAATTTTTTACATCTTAAAATCGTCTTTTCAAAGTCTATAAAATGTTTTAAGTATATATGTCCTATTTCATGCATTAATGTAAACCAAATCCTGTCAGTTCCTTTTGTGTCGTTGTAAGCAATGGTATAATTTTTACCATTAAAGATAGTGTATGCCTCATCTGTCATAAAGGCTGAGGAGATATCATCAATATCACAGCACATTTCTTTTGCCAATGTGCTGTATGTAGTTAGCGCCCATTTATGGCGCTTAATAATTTCATAAGGAGATACGGGGAAACAAGTAATATTTTCTTCTATTATAAATTCTAAACTTCTATAAGCCACATAATAATAACGAGCCTTGTCTGGTATTTTCATTTTTCTAATTCTTCATCGGCACTATCTGACATGGATTGTATTAATTTTAATAGTAGTTCTCTTTTTGACGGAGACAAATCCTGGGCTCCTCTAGCAATTGCTCGAATATCTGAAGGAAGAGAATAAATATCGTTTCTTTCTGAATCGTCTTTTCCTCTCATGAGATAATCTACTGTTACATCCAGATATTGAGCAATTTGTTGAATTTTAGTGGCATTAGGAGTACTTTTTCCCAACTTACTTATATATCCTTTTCCGAAACCGAGTTCCTGCTCAAGTTGATTCATAGAGATATTTTTTCTTTTACATAATTCCTGTATACGTTCTTTCAGGTCCATAAGATAACTCCTTTTTAGGTATTCTGAAAAAATCGCAAAATTTACTTGACATTCTGAAAAAATCGCATATAATATAATCATAAGATTCTGAAAAAATCGCAAAATATTATAGCAATAATAAAATGTCTCTGAAATTTTGGATAAGCTGGATTGACAACTTGATTATATGATATTTTCAGAACTAAGTCAATATGATTTAGCGATTTTTTCAGAATAAATAGGAGGTGATAAAGTGAGTAATATGAGAATTTATGACAACATTTGCATGGTGGCTAAGAAAACTGGCATTTCAATCAATTCAATAGAAAAAATAACTGAGCTTTCTACTGGAAGCCTGTGCAAGTGGAACACCGTGAGTCCCACTGTAAGAAGTTTAAAAAAGGTTGCAGTGGCTTTAGGAGTATCAGTAGAAAAACTATTGGAGGAATCAGAAGAAAAGGAGGATACATAATATGAGTGGTATTTTTAATGAGGTTTTTACAGGAAGAGACACATCAAGGTTGACCCCGATTGAGATTGCATTGGGGGTTGATGAGAATGGTATGACCACAGCAAAGAAACTGTACGATTTTCTTGAATTGGCAAAGGGGCAGTTTTCAAGATGGGCAAAGACCAATATTCTTGATAATCCATTTGCAGAAGAAGGTGTTGATTATTGGGGGTTCGACATCAATGTCGAGGGCAATGTCACGCAGGATTATAGAATCACTTCTCATTTTGCAAAGAAACTTTCCATGAAAGGAAATGGGAAGAAAGCAGAGGACGCCAGGGAGTATTTTACCAAGGTAGAGGATGGGGCTAAACAGATGGTTCTCCGGATGCAAGAGATGTCACCGCAGCTGCAGGTTATGATTAATATGGAACTGGAACAGAAGCGGCAAGCCAAAGAGCAGGAGCGGCAGGCAGCTGAACTGAAAGAGGTCAAGGAGAACCAGAGAACCATTGCCCAGGCGCTGATAAAACCAGCCGAGGTAGATTTTCGAACCTGGGTAAACAGCTGTCTGTCTGCAATCGCAGAGAGCGAAGGCTACTTATACATAGGAAGCGTCCAGGAAAGGCACCGTGCAGTGAGAACGGAGAGTTATGAGCGCCTTAACCGCAAGCGCCCATGTCGGTTGGATCTGAAAGTGAAAAATGCCAAGGGTAATGCGGCAATCGCAGGAGCCAATGACAGTCAGTTGAACGCCATTAATAAATTGACAGTGATTGAAAAGGACAAGGATTTGCGACCTGTATATGAAGCCGTAATCCGGGAGATGCTGGCGGCCTATAGAGTAAACATATAAGTCGGACAGGCTAATAGAATGGAGGATTTGACAAATGGAAAATAACAAGACTGTTAGAAGAGAAGATTATGAGCATGGGATGAAGTATGGTGAAGAGGTTTATTGTGGTCAGGATTTAAGAGATTTCATCGGTATGACCATTAAAGATGTTAGCTCGAATGACATAGATTCGAATGTCATTATGTGGCTTGAGGACGGAAAGAGAAGCGTTGGAATATATTTTGATAATCTGTGCTTTGATGGAGAAAACATTAAAACCATGGGGTGAGATGGCTGTGCGATGGGTTGGGCCTTACGAAAGGACAAATGCAAGGCGAGAGGGTGAAAATTCAAGAGGATGTAGTATTAAAAGAAGGGGAACGAAATCTCGTCCTCCCCACCAAAGGTGCATTGAAATCTGCCCAGATTGACAATCTTATCATAAAAACTGCCCTAAATTGAGTTTAGAAAATTTTAATAATTTGATTTTTTAATCCTCTAAATTATTTTTTAGATGATGTAAAAATATGGAAATTTCGGCGTTCCATAGAGATGTTATTTTAGCCTATTTCTTATTATCATAAATCATAATTTAGTTGATAAAACCTTGATTTTATGCGGATTTGAGGGGATTGTGCTGTCGGAATATAAGTGCTATTATACCCCATACAAATAGTACATTGACAATCACATCCATCCACAGCAGCCATCCAGCTGTAAGCGGTAAGAACGTGAATCCGCTGTGAAAGAGTGTATCGGAATATAAAGTAATGGAAGGAGAGTGTTCCTGTGACAAGACTATGGCTAAGTCCTGAGGAAGCGGCCCCTGTCCTGGGAATGAAACCGGCGAAGATTCGGAATTACATGCGCAGGGGTATCTTGGACCTGGGATTGGCAATTCCACCGGAGAAAACTGGTAAGACCATGTGGGAGTTTCGGATATACCCGGCAAAAATAGAAAAGATAATCGGAGAGAAACTGGAGCGTCCAGAGGAAGGGGAGAAACAGGAATGAACAGAAACAGGGAACCCGGCCGGATGGACTGGGCGCTGATCATCGCACTACTACTGATGACGGTGGCATATATGTGCAAATGCTGGCAGGTGGACCAGCTGGCAAGAATGATATAGGAGAGGTAAGGACAATGGAGAAAGAAACCAAAGAAGTGGTATTGAGCCATATTAAGGATGGGACCTATGTTCCGGACATGCTGTTTGACATACAGAAACTGATGGCCAAGGTCGGGATGGAGCTATATGCAAAGCCATGCTGTGACCGGATTGAGGCAGCAGGCCTGGTGGACAAAGTACATGTTCTGCGGATTCAGCCATCCCCATGGAAAATACAGGTGGATGCCGATGGCATGGAGGCCTGCCGCAGGATATTAGAGGCGTACCTGCAGCCTGAATATCTGAATGAAATGTATGAAATCATCAAGGGATGTCGTGACTGGACCATATCTGTCAACAACATGCTCTATTCCTTACGGAAGATTAGCAGTAAAGACCTTAAGGCTGACCTTATGGACAACTTTGTATATAAGGTAGGAGAGGACGACGAGCAGGACGTCACGGAGCTGTTTAAAGCGGAGTTAGAGAACCGAAAGCTCTGGGGCAGGATGCGTAAGCTGACAAGGAGGACTGCCTTTGTAATCCAGATGTTAAGGATGTTCCCCGGTCCGCTCCAGATACTGGTACCATTCATCAAGGAATCCTGGAAGAGCTGGAATACAGCAGGAATTGTGCCACATGTAGAGAGCAATGGGAAATATACTAAGGCCCTGAGACGCTTTACGGATATCCATGGCGGTACTCGCTGCATAGAAAGACTACAGGGAGTCGACCTGGCACGCTACATATTTCTGGCAGTCAAGGCCTATGGAAAAGAGAACCATGCAGAGTTTAACCACACAAAAGCCCATAAGTCCTGCCTGGAGATAGAGAACAGGTACCAGGAGTTAAAGCGGGTCATGGAGACCATTGGCAGGCTGACACCTTTGGAGCTGCTGAGAATGTTCCCAGTTGAGAAGGAATACGACGGAAAGAATTGGGGAACAAAGGATTACTACTATACCATGGACCGATTGAGGCGCCTGCCGGCAGACAAGCCCATAGGGGATGCTCAGGACGTTGCCGTTCTCCTGTGGGACTATCAGAACTGGGACCTGACGGAACTATTACTTCAATGGCAGAACGTTCTGGAGGATTTGCACATCTATTGCAACGATTCTGGGCCGCATGATGAACTTCATGACAGGATGATGCGGAGGGCGGTGTAAACGGATGGGGAGAAGCAGGGCAATGAAGCCGACCCGGAACCAGAAGGCGCTGATGAGTAAGGAAGGCTTGGCGGTAAACAACTGGCTGGTGTTGGAAGAAACAAAGACGGAGCTGAGACTGGTGAGCCGTGGCGCCGGCATGAGACGCACAATAAAAAAGTCCCTAACTAACGCCAATTAGTTAAGGACAAGCATAGGCCTAGAGGCGCTATACCAAAGTTCAACCAACTATAGTATAGCACCTCTGAGCCGGAAAGGAAAGAGGATTGATGATGCTGCATGAAGATTTAGTCCGAGAATTGGTAACAGAACTGTATAAGATGGATGTGGCTGAGTTATTGGAATTTAAGGAAGATGAAGCAACGGAACTGGAATTACAGGGTATACCAAAAGAGATACGAGACCGTTGCATCTATATTATTGATGTAGTGATTCAGGTGAAGCAGGAAGGGATGGGTGCAACAGCATGAACATACAAGAGGAATTAAAAATCTCTCAATATCAGCCCGTAGTAGGGGGTGCCGGAACGGATGAGGCAAGGATATTTCAATATTGGATTCAAAAGCATGGATACGAAAATATCTCATTCATTTGTTCATTGGTTTACAATCTGGGGCGTATTCAAGGTATCAGGGATGAACGTAAGAGAAGAAGGGGAGAGGTGACGTTATGACATTTCCAATTAATAAAGGAGAGTTCGTTGATAGGTGGCTTAAGAGCATAGGGGAACATGATGATACAGACCGTGAGATGGCAGAGGCGATTGTAAGTTTGGCCAACCGGGCATATTATGCAGGCCTTGCAGAAGGCAGGAAGGAGACAGCAACATGCAGAGAATGATATGTATATCAGTGGAGCAGCACAACCGGATGCTTGAAAGCTACGACAAAGCCATAGAGGAGTTACAGGAGCTTAGGGAGCTGCTGCAGATGCCCCAGGGTGACGTAGATGAGGTTGCACCGGCGCAACCCGGCCATAGGGCAGCAGAAGATAAAAAAGGAACTGTCCGGGAATGCAGGAAAAGCATCATGAGCGCATTAAAGGATGTTGATGACCTTAAGTTCCTGCAGCGAATCTACATAAGCATATTGGTTGCTAAAAATGGAAGGGTGGGTGACTGCCATGACGAACGAGCAGCTTGTGGCGCAGATTAAGGCTGGAGAGGATGTACAGAAGAACATGGAGCAGCTTTATCTGCAGGTAAGGGACTACATTCATTCTGTGGCCATGAAATACCGTAACAGCGGAGAGGTGGAGGACCTGGAGCAGGAAGGGTACCTGGCCCTCCATGCAGCTATTGAAAAGTATGACCCTGGCCAGGGATTCAAACTCCTGACTTATGCAGCGTATTACATCCGGCAGGGGATGCAGCGTTACCTGCAGGTGAATGGGAGCTGCCTGCGTCTGCCAGTCCATTGCCAGGAGAAGATACAGAGGTACAACCGGTTTTGTCAATCGTTCAATATGGAGCATGGCAGGAAACCCACGGATACTGAGATTGCAGCAGGGCTGGACCTTATTTTGGAGCAGGTATGGGAAATCAAGGAGAATGCCCAGGCGGTTCACTTAGGCAGCCTGGATGCTCCAGTCATGGGGATAGAAGGCGGTGAGGATGCCACCGTGGGAGAATTGACTGGGGATGATACGGATGTAGAGGGAGAGGTTGTAGAACAGATCCAGGACGGGCAGCTTAAGGATACATTGTGGGGCTGTGTGGATGCTCTCCCGGACCGGCAGCCGGAGGTGATACGGAAACGGTATCAGCAGGACATGACCCTGGCTGAAATCGGAAAAACATATGGAGTCACTGCAGAGGCAGTAAGGCAGACACATGCGAAAGCATTGCGGGAATTACGGAAGCCCAGAGCCGCCAAGCAGCTGCGCCCATTTCTTCCGGGAGTGGGAATCTATGAAGGCGGCATTGATAGCTTTAACAGGACGTGGACCAGCAGTACAGAAAGGGCAGCTATCAGTATGGCTGAGTCCATGGAAATAGAGGAACGAAGGCGGGAGAAACACATGGAGCTGCTGGATAAAATAAGGGCGAAAGTTGCGATATCGCAACAGAAGGGAAAACAACATGAATAAAGAAGAGATAAAGAAAATTGTGGTGGACTATATAAACAAGAATGAATCGGCCAGCTATGCGGAACTGCAGTGGCTGTTTGAGGGGAAGGGCTATGACTACAAAGGAGAACTGCTGTCCTGTTCGGATGTCTGCGAACATGTGGTGTTCTGGAGTGACTGGAATGCGGAAGCCTTTGACCTGATGACGGAGCTGTTGCATGAGGGAGTGGTCCACCGGGAGCCGGCGCATCCCCTGCGGTATCTTATGGATGGGGCTGCCCTTACCCTGCCAAAGGTACAGCGCGCGGTGCAGTATAAGACGGGCCATTGGGCGCCGGTGGTGTTTATAAAGGGGCCGGATTCGAGGGCGGAAGAATGAGGTGTAAATTTTGTGGGGCCGACATGAAGGCCGTTACATACAATTCAGATGGATGTGGTGAACGATTGGTTGTCCTGGATGATTTCAACCCTGATTCTGTGCGATATGAAATGATTGGAAAGGTTATGTACTGCCCTGAATGCGGAAACCTGCAGGTGGATATAGGAAAAACGGAAAGAATGTGAGGGAGGTGCATTATGAGGCTTAATGAATTGATGAAGTCATACAGCGGAAATGCGTGTGTTTCGATTGACGGTTACTGTGAGGAAGCGGTTTATGATTATTACAGCCTTCCATTGAATGAATGGGGGGACCCGGTTCAAGATATTTTTTCTGGAGATAACCCCAACAACTACATCCCTACCTGTTTAGCAAAAGAGCCATGGTGGAAAGAGATTGAGGATAGAGAAGTAGAAAGATGGTGCATCATAGGCGGAGGAATGTATAAAGTGGAACTGTGTATTAACTTGCAATGATGCAAAATTAGGATTTAGCAAAGAAAGGAGATTTTGGGTATGGGAGTAAAAGAGTATGAAGTTTTTGGAAGAATCAGATTTGGGAAAGAAGAACAATTCACGCATCTTTGCTTGATAATTGAAGCATATTCATCTGACGATGCAAAGGAAAAGGCTGAAAAAATTTCCAGTAATGTATATTGGTCGTACTGTATGGAGCATGTTTGTGATGATTAAAGTAGATTTAAAGCCATGTCCGTTCTGCGGCGGTATGGATGCATGAGGTGTTGGACTCAAGGGCGGAGCTTTCTGACCATCCTCCGCCCAGAAAGGAGGCTATTGATGATAATAAAGAAAATAGAAGAGATATTGCAGATGCAGACATTCGGAATGTATTACAAGGCCTGTTATCAATGGGCGAAGCTCTTTGAATATATAGATATGGCATGGATATATTGTCCGGAAAGTGGAAGAGGTGGCGAACTGGATATGGTGGCAGACTTTTATCTTCCTGATCAGGATGCATATTTCATTGTTGATCTTGGACGGCCTGGCAGAGGGTATACGAATTGTAAGGAGCTGTCCGGGAAGTTGAAAAGGCTGATTGTTCTGGGAGGCCTTGATGGAAGATTCCGCGTATTTGAGAATGGAGAAGATTATTCCAAAGTAGAATCCGTCCTCTGCCAATGTGTTTCCTGTGGAAGGTATTTCTTCATGAATGAACCGGGGAGCTATGAATGCAGGGTATGCGGGAAATATGACGGGGATCATCATCTATCACGCTGGATAGATGGGTGTGAAAATGTATTTGCAGATGTTCCGTCAGACTGCGACTGGCTGTTTAAAAAGACAAGGGGGTTATAAGTTGGCAGAACGCAGAATGTTTTCAAAGAAAATTATAGACAGTGATTCTTTTTTGGACATGCCGCTCTCAACGCAGGCTTTGTATTTCCACCTGGCCATGCGCGCGGATGATGATGGGTTCCTTAATAATGCCAGAAAGATTATGAAAATCGTAGGGGCGTCCCAGGCGGACTATGACCGGCTGGTCGAGGATAGGCTTGTTCTTCAGTTTGATGATGGGATATGTGTCATCAAGCATTGGAGGATACATAATTACCTCCGGGCCGACCGGTACAAGGAAACGCAGTACACGGAGGAAAAGTCGAAGCTGTACCTGAAAGAAAATGGTGCGTATACCCTTAATAAAGATAAAGCGGTTGCCAGTCTGTCAACCAATGGTAAACCGCTTGACACGCATATGGATACCGTTGGTATACCAAATGACAACCAAATGGATACCGCTGGTTACACAAATGACAACCAAATGTCTACCTGGTTGACGCAGGATAGGATAGGTAAGGATAGGATAGGTAAGGAAAGTATAAAAAAATATATATGTCCGGAGCCGGGCAAGCCCGCTCCAGACTGTAGCGATATTTTTCTTCCTCTTGTTGATGGCACTTTCTACAGTGTACCATGGGATAGGATTAATAACTGGTCGAAAGCATTTCCGGCTGTGGATGTGGAGCATGAGCTGCGGAAGATGCTGACATGGCTGGACAGCAATCCCAAAAAGCAGAAAACTGCACGGGGAATCAACCGCTTTATCAATGGCTGGCTTTCCAGAACGCAGGATAATGGTGGGACTGGCCATTTCATCGAGGAAAACAGAACATTGACAAAGACCAAAGACGGGAGGATCCTGCAATGAAATTTGATGAGAATGAAATCCGGAAAGCCATCTCCATCATGAAACCAAAAAACAGCCTTTTTGAAATCCGGGTCATTGCCGCAGGAGGCGGGAATGCAAGCGGTTATTTCCGCGACGCGGATACCTGTATTAATGCAATGCGGGGAATCCGCATGGATGGAAACAGCAATGTATATATCGCACTGAATGGAATTAAGGATGAATGCCATTCCAGGCAGCAGAGAAATTGTTTTGTGCGCAATGCAAAACCTAACACATCTGATTCGGATATCTATTGCTTTGATTGGCTGATGGTGGACATGGATCCGGTCCGCGCGGCCGGTACGTCATCCAGCGAGGAGCAGATTGGCTATGCGAAAGAAAAATGTAATGAGGTCTATGCCTTTATGAAACGGACAGGATTTGATGATCCGATTGTGGCCTTTAGTGGGAATGGGGCACACCTCCTGTACAGCATTGGCCTGGTAATGAATGATGAGAACAAGCAACTGGTCAAGGACTGCCTGGCGGTACTGTCCCTATTCTTTTCTGACGACAAGGTGGACATTGACACGGCCAACTTCAATCCGGCCAGGGTGTGCAAGCTGTATGGTACTCTGGCGCAGAAAGGGGCCAATACACCGGAGCGGCCGCACAGGATGAGTTATATCGTGCAGGCGCCGGAGAACCCGAAACAGAATGACAAGGCACTGCTGCAGAAACTGGCGGGCTACCTGCCGGTCCCGGACAAGCCGCAGGGCTACAACCGGTTTAATCCCAGGGAGTTTGACCTGGACCAGTGGCTGGATGAGCATGGCCTGCATTACACCAAAGCCAGTTATGGCAGCGGGACCAAGTATATACTGGAGCATTGCCCCTTTGATGAAAACCATGTAGGGAAGGATGCCTGCATATTCAAGATGTCTAACGGCGCCATTGGGTTCCACTGTTTCCACAACTCCTGCGCAGACAGGACCTGGCAGGATGTCCGCAGGATGTTTGAACCGGACGCCTATGACCGGCAGTATGTGAGGGAGGAGAGGCGGCCAAACTACCAGAACCCCAATTATGTGGTGGAGAAAAAGACGGAAATCAAGATGGTGGATGGCCAGCCGGTATTCTTTACCACGGAACAGATCCGCCTTATGGAGGAGCCGCCGGAGGAATTCATTAAGACCGGGGTCGATGTGATAGATCAGAAGATGCGCGGGCTTAAGAAAGGGTTTGTCACCTGTCTGAGCGGACTGAGAGCCGCGGGGAAGTCCAGTATTATCTCACAGCTTACAATCGAGGCATCACAACAGGGTTACCGGACGGCGCTGTTCAGCGGGGAGCTAAAGCCCAAGAACCTGCTGAAATGGCTTCTTCTACAGGCAGCCGGAAAAGCTTATGTGAAGGATACCCAGTATGACAATTACTACATAGTAGCCCCTCCGTATGAGGAGATCATATCCAAATGGCTGGACGAAAAGGTATATGTCTATAATAACTACTACGGAAATGAATTCAGTTCCATCATGGACCAGATCAGAAAATGTGTTGTGGAGCACAAGGTGGATCTGGTGATCCTGGACAACATGATGGCGCTGAATCTGATGGAAATGGGATCGGACAAGTACCAGCAGCAGAGTCATTTTGTGGAATGTCTGGAGAACTTTGCGAAAAACGCAAACATACATATTTTGTTTGTGGCACATCCAAGAAAGTCAGTCGGCTTCCTGCGGCTGGATGATGTATCTGGCAGTAACGACATCGTTAACCGTGTGGATAATGCTTTTATCCTGCACCGGGTAAACAATGACTTTAAGCGCCTCACAAAGGATATGTTCAAGTGGAAGGATGATAACCTTCTGTACCAGTCCACCAATGTGATCGAGATATGCAAGGACCGTGACGGCGGCGTGCAGGACGAGTTCATTCCACTGTTCTTCGAGGCCAGTACAAAACGTCTGAGGAACAGCCCTGGGGAGAATAAGATATACCCTTGGAAGGAAGAGATGGCGAGACTGTTTGAGAATGATAAGAGTGAGTTTGAGGCCGTACCATTAGAGGAAGAATTACCGTTTGATTAAGGAGGATGCATGGATAACGAAAAGGTGAAGGGAATTTTCTGGAAGGGTTATAACTGGTTCTGGAGTAAATGGAAGGATGAAATACTGCCCAGGGAATCGGATCAGTGGGACGAGGTGGTAGAAGATGCCAGGACCGTTATGTCTGAATATGACTGCAGGTTGTGCAGAAAGATTGTGCTGGCCTTGCTGACCGAACTGGAAGAGAGAAGCTGGGGAAATGGAGGAGATAATGTGAGAGCATACAAGGTATCAAAGGAATCAGAGCTGACCATGGAGGAAAAGGCAGAGGCCATCAAAGAGTATGGCATAGCTGATCTGCTTTATGTGATTAGGGAGTTTGAGGAAAATCCGAGTAAGTATGAACCGGAGGTTATCAGCCAGATCGGAATGCAGTTAATGGATAAGGGGATTAAGTTGATGTATTGAGAGGAGGAAGGAACATGAAGAAGGCAAACAGGATTATGATGGTGCAGAACATGGTGAATACACTGGTAGACAGCATAAAAGAGTACGAGAACTTTGAGACGGTCAACAGACACCCGCCGTTATATAACGATGTCAGTCAGTATCACACCAAGGAATCCATCAAAAGGCGGATTGTACAGGCCAGGGCGGAACTGAACCAGCTGGCCAGGGAATTATAAGGAGGTAGCAAGGTTGGAGATGACTGAAAATGAGAAAAAGAAAGAGTTTCTGATGTCTTACCAGAAGGAGAAGCGCAGAGTCCGGCGCCTGGAGGAGCAGCTGGAGGAACTCAGACGGAACAAAATGTCTCCTTCTGTTGTAAATGACGGGATGCCGCATGGTACAGATAAAAAGGATCTGTCTGACTATGCAGTAAAAATGGACGAGATAGAGCAGGATCTGATCTCAGCCAGATACAGCCGGATCTGTGCGTTCCAGGATGTGCAGAGGAGGATTGAAGCCATGGAGAATGAACGGGAGAAGGATTTACTTACATATCGCTATATTCGGGGTATGAAATGGGAGGAGGTAGCGGTGCGAATGGATTATAGCTGGCGAAAGGTGCACTACCTCCACGGAGATGCACTTGAACATTTTAAAATTTGTGCATAGAAGTGCACACTCAGTCCGTGATATAGTGTAAGAAAGGAATTAGGCCTGCCGGAAACGGGGGCTTTTTCTTTGTCCCTGCCGGGTGAAATCCAGACTGGCGGGGGCCCTCCTTTCCTGTGCAGGGGCTTTTCATTTGTCGGATTTTGGTGTATGCTATCAGAAAGATGGGAGGAAGAAGAGTATGGCAACAGCATCAAATTGTTTTGGAAACGGTGAATTAGTTATGGATTTAGGGAGAGTAGTTTATATTATTTCTATTGCGTTGCAACTGACAGCAGGATTACTGTTGCTTTTAGGCAATACAAAAACGACTAAGAAAGAAATTATATCGAAGTTTTGTACACAGCATAGATGGATATTTATATATCCAGATGGTTCATTAAGAGATTACGAAGAATTAGTAAAAGTTGCAAAAACGGTTTGGGTAAATAAAATTGCATTTTTTTATCTAATTTTAGGTTATTCTACGAGTGTTTTTTCTGATGCGCCGAGCAATAAATTATTTTCATTTATTGGAATAATTATATTATCAGTTATAATAACTCGCATGTCATATAAATTTGCAGATTACAAATCACATAAATGTGAAAGTATTGACTTTAAGAACTGTATTCCAGATAAAGGAACAGCTATTATTAGTGTAGACTTTCCACAGAAAGATTAAGTGTAAAAGAGGAAAAGGCAGCCTATTTGGCCGCCTCATCCTCAGAGATAAAACCGTTAATAAATTTTTTGATTTCAGTTGTGGGAGTAGTTCCCAGCGTGTCACATTTGGCCTTAAATGCATCCAGGACCTCTGGTTTCAAGTCAAGAGGAAAACGGACATACTTGGTGCGTAAATGTTTTTGCTGAGATGTGTATTTCTTTTCTTCGGACATGCAGAGCCTCCTAATACTTAATGAAATGGATGGTATCGCTGATTATTAAATACAATAGTATTATAATTACCAGCAGCTTTGCCGTTAACAGAATACTGTTCACTATCAGATTCTTTTTCAGCATTGTTATCATGAAAGACTTGTGATATAATATTGTTGGAAGGAAAGGGGCTTGCGCCCCAATCCCTAAACGATTTTGGTAAGTGCTTCGATCACCAGCAGGATGATGTAGGCTTTTACCAGTAGCTCAATGAGTTGGTCGCACAACTTGTTGAGCTTTTTGATTTTCTTTGGTAAGTCTTTCATGTGTTCACCTCCTTTCTATGATTTAATTATATCATATACGTACGTATATGTCAAGCGTAATGTGTGCATTTCACAAAATATTTAGGCATCTGTTGATATTAGCAGATGCTATTTTATTGCAAGAAAGCAGGCGATTAACATGCTAAAGTCATGTAAGTATTGTGGAAGAATTCATGACAGCCAATACGACTGTGGCAGGAAACCGCCGCCACAAAAGAAGATGACATACATAGACCGGTTCCGTAGTTCTAGGAAGTGGAGGGAGAAGCGGGAGCAGATCCGGCAGAGGGACAGGAGCCTGTGTCAGATATGCATCCGCAACCTGTATGGTACCGACCGGCAGTACAACTATGAGAACCTATCCGTCCACCATGCCATACCAATAGAGACAGACTGTGACAAGCGTCTGGATGATGACAACCTGCTGACTACATGCGGGATACACCATGAAATGTGTGAGAGCGGACAGATACCATATGAGGTGGTAAAGAAGATAATTGATGAACAGGAGGAAGGCCGTTGAGGAAGATAAGGATGGTATGTATGAGTTGCAATCAGACAGTTGACCTGCCATCACGAAGCGCAGATGGTAAGCGCTGCGAGTGTGGAGGTGGCCTTATCCCAATGGGATGGGCGGATGAACTGGACGATGATGGGAGGGCAGGAGTATCCCCCGGGGAGTTGTGCAAAAAATAGACACACTTCCGGACACCGACGCCCCACCTCCAAACACACAAAATCTTAGAAATGAGAATTTCGGCCCAAAAGGAAGGTGATAGAATGGCAAGGCCGGCAAAATCAGCCAGGGTAAAGACTGGCACAATTACAAAAGAAGAAGAGGCGCAGCGCCTTGAGCTGGAGGATAAGCTCCGTGGGAAGAATGACAAACTGGTACCGCCACTGTACCTGACGGAATCCCAGATGGGGATATTTAATTACATCATGGCCGAACTGCAGGAGGCCGACATCCTGGGAAACCTGGACCTGTTCATCCTGGCCCAAACCGCCATTGCTGTTGACCGTATTCAGGAGCTGGACCGGCAGGCCAACGATAAGAAGGAACTGCTCTTTGAGAATTCCTTTCGGATGGCCAGGGCCGAGGCATCAAAGGAATACTTCCGGTGCTGCAATGAGCTGTGCCTATCCCCTCAGAGCCGGGCGAAGCTGTCTATTGCGAAAGTGAAGCCAGGGGAGAAGAAAAAGACCATCATGGATTTAATCAATGAGGACGACGAGGACGAAGGTTAAGCACCCGGCGGTCGCATATGCTGAGGGGGTATGCCGGGGAAAGATTAAGGCGCCGAGGTACGTTATCCTCCAGTGTGCAGACTTTTTGCAGACGTACAAAGGGAAGAACAAGAAATATATCATCAATGAGAGTCTGCTGGATAAGATATATAAGATTCTTAAGGTGCTCAAGATGGCCAAGGGACCCAAGGCTGGGAGGTCCATCTATTCGGCGCTGGCCGGGTATCAGTGGCTGCTCATAACGGCGGTCCTCTGTACGGTCCATCGGAATGACAAACGGATGCGCCGGTACCAGACGGCGGTCCTGGAGATTTGCAGGAAGAATGGCAAAACATTTGTTGTTGCTGTTCTTTTTATTTTGCTCTTTTACCTGGAGCCGGCCTATTCCCGGTTCTTTTCCGTGGCGCCGGATGGGGCGCTGGCCCGTGAGATTAAGGAGGCTCTGGAGCCGCTGCTGGCAACCAACGTGGAGGTCTTTGAGGAAAACGAGTTTAAGGTGCTGCGGGATTACATCCTGCATAACCCCACAAAGACGAAGTACACGCCACTCAATTATTCCACCAGCAGGATGGATGGTAAGGAACCCAGCGTGTTTATTGCGGATGAAGTGGGAGCGCTTCCCACCTCCTACCCGGTGGAGGCCATGCGTTCCGGCCAGCTGCTCATCCGGAATAAGCTGGGGTTTATCATCTCAACCAAATACCCAACAGCGGACAACCCTCTGGAGGATGAGGTGGACAATGCCAAGAAAATCCTGGATAGTCTGATTGATGATGAGACCGTGTTTGCCCTACTCTATGAGCCGGACAATACAAAAGATTGGGCTACGGACGACACCATCCTGGCCCATGGAAATCCTCTGGCATTGGAAATTGAGATGGTATGGGATGAACTGCTAAAGAAGCGCCGGAATGCTATCAACCGTGAGAAGCTGCGGGAAAACTTCCTGACCAAGCACTGTAACATCATCTATCAGGGCGCCGGGACAGAGACATACATCCCGATTGACCAGGTGAAGGCCTGCAAGGTACAGCGGATAGACTGGGCAGGCAGGGAGGTTTATGTGGGTGTTGACCTTGCAATGACAAACGATAACTGTTCCGTGACCATGTCGGCGGAGGAGGATGGAGCGATATTAAGCCATACTATGACATTCATACCGGAGGGAAGGATTGATGAGAAGAGTGAGTTTGAAAAGTTTGACTACAGGGCTGCCATTGCCGCGGGAACCTGCATTGCCTGCGGCGATATGACAGTGGATTACGGTGTGATTGAGGGCTACGTGGCAGGCCTGGAGGAATCCAGGGGTGTGGTTATTAAGTCAATCGGATATGACCGGTATAACGCCCTGTCAAGCGCCCAGAAATGGGATAAGGATTACACAACAGTAGAAATACGGCAGCATTCGGATACCCTGCATCCTCCCACCAAGTTATTGGCGGAGATGGTGGCAAACCAGAAATGGCATTACGAGGAGAACCGGCTGCTGGAGACCAATTTTGAGAACGCGAAGTGTACCTATGACACCAACATGAACCGGTATGTCAACAAGAAGAAATCCAAGGGGAAGGTGGACGGAGTGGTGAGCATTATCAACTCAGTGTACCTGCTCCAACAGGATATCCTCTTTGACGACAGTGGTTTTACAGTGCAGGTGTGTTAGTTGCGATATCGCAACAGAGAGAGGAGTGATTGCATATGTGGTCCTTTCGGTTGCGGGCAGACCCGGAACCAGAGAAAAAAGAAACGGAATCCAATGAGGATGCATTACTGAGGGCCAGTCTGTCGGATGACTACATGACCAGGGACCAGGCCATGAACGTGCCGGCCTTTGCGGCCTGTGTGAATAAGATAGCGGAAACCGTTTCAACCATCCCTATCCGGCTTTATAGGCTGGTGGATGGGAAGCTGGAAGCAGTTGAGGATGATGCCAGGGTCCGGCTGCTAAATGATGATACCGGGGACACCCTGGATGGGGTGCAGTTCAAGCGGGCGCTGGTCAGGGACTATCTGACCGGGAAAGGCGGTTATGCTTTCATCAACCGGACCGGGAACCAGATAAGGTCCCTGCATTACGTCAGGGAATCTGAGGTATCCTTCCTGTTCACATCAGACCCGATTTTTAAGGACTATGACATCATGATTCAAGGGACGAAATATAAGCCCTTTGAATTTCTGAAAGTGCTCAGGAATACGGAGGATGGACGTTCCGGCAGGAGTGTGGTGGATGAGAACAGTGAAGTCCTGAGCGTAGCCTACCATTCCCTGGAGTACGAAAAGAACCTGGTCAAGACCGGCGGAAATAAGAAAGGGTTTGTCAAGTCGGCTAAAAAGCTGGCAGAACCGGCCATTAAGGCATTAAAGGCGGCATGGCACAGACTTTACCAGAACAATACGGAAAATGTCGTCATATTGAACGATGGGTTAGAGTTCCAGGAAGCCAGTAACACGTCTGTGGAGATGCAGCTGAATGAGAACAAGAAAACCAACAGTGATGAAATCTGCAAGCTGTTCAACATGCCGCCGGCCATGATAAACGGCGGCGCCACGGAGCAGGATAAGACGAACTTCGTCCAGTACTGTCTGAATCCGATCTTAAAAGAATTTGAGTGTGCCCTGAACCGGGACCTGCTTCTTGAATCAGAGAAGGGGTCCTTTTATTTTGCAGCGGATACGTCGGAGCTGACGAAAGGGGACATTGAAAAGCGGTTCCGGGCCTATGAAACGGCCTGTAAGAACGGATTCATGCAGATTGATGAGATACGTCTGCGGGAGAACATGCCGCCGCTGGGATTGGATTTTGTCCGCCTGGGCCTGCAGGATGTGCTGTATGACCCGGATACGAAACAGTTTTACATGCCAAACATGAACAAGACCGGCGGACTCGGACAGAAAGAATCAGAGCCGAAGCAAAAAGAAGGTGAAAAGAAAAATGAGGATTGAACTAAGGTCGGACAGCGTAGTGATTGAAGGCTATGTCAATGCCGTGGCCAGGGATTCGCGGCCTATGAGGGACCGTAAGACCGGGAAACGGTTTGTGGAGCAGATTGTACCGGGGGTGTTTGAGCGGGCGATCAGGCACAATGAGGTGCAGCTGCTCCTGAACCATGACAAGACCAGAAACCTGGGTTCCACAAGCACAAACCTGGAACTGTATGAGGACAGCATCGGACTCCATGCCAGGGCGGAGGTCACGGACCCGGAAGTCATTGAAAAGGCCCATAAGAAGAAACTCAGAGGCTGGTCCTTTGGGTTCCGGGAACGGGATGCCAGCACGGAGGATATCCATGACGCTCTGGAGCGCCGGTATGTGGAGGACATGGACCTGGTGGAGGTTTCCATCATTGATGAGAGGAAACAGCCTTGCTACGAGGGCACCAGTGTTGAGGTAAGGGCAGAGGGCGATATGGTCCTGACACCGGAGCCATTGGAAGTCCGCGCGGATTATGTGGAGGTCAAGGAAGCAAAGGAAACGATTGATATGAGTAAGTATCACAATAGAATCAAGGAATTAGAAAAGGAGAAAGCAGAATGAGAAAGAAAGCAGTTGTAAGGCAGTACATGCAGTATCGTGCGGAGGACTTAAAATCTCTTACAGAGCAGCGGGCCGACCTGGTCCAGCAGATGAAGGACCTCACATCCACCGCAGAGATGGAGCAGAGGGCATTTTCAGAGGAAGAGGACCAGAAGTTTGATGACCTGGACAAACAGGTGAAGGCCCTGGACAGCACTATTGAAAAGTTGGAACGTGCCAGGGACCTGAAATTGAATGTTACCAGCACAGAGAAACATGAGGACCTGAAACAGGAGGAGCTGGAAGAACGTGCTTTTGCGGCCTATATCCGTGGGGAGGTCCTGAAGGAACGTGCTGGTGAGATGACAAAGACCGATAATGGCGCCGTTATCCCCAAGACGATTGCGAACCGGATTATCAAGAAGGTGGAAGACATCTGCCCAATCTATAAGATGGCGACCCGGTACAATGTAAAAGGGACTCTGTCAATCCCGTACTATGCGGCTGATGGTAACACAATCAGAATGGCCTATGCAGAGGAATTCAAATCCCTTACCAGCACCAGTGGGAAGTTCACCAATATCGAACTGACTGGATACCTGGCTGGCGCCCTGTCCAAAGTGTCCAAGTCCCTGGCGAATAACAGCCAGTTTGACATCGTGTCGTTCGTTGTTAATGAAATGTCTGAATCGATTGCAAGGTTCCTTGAGGCGGAACTGCTGCATGGAACTGATGCCAAGGTTGAGGGTTTGAAGGGCGTGACCCTCAGCGTGGAAACAGCAGCGGCATCCGCCGTCACAATGGATGAAATCATCATGCTGAAGGACAAAGTGAAGGACGCCTTTCAGGCAAAAGCCGTATTCATTATGAACAGCGCGACCAGGACGGCCCTGCGCCTGCTGAAGGATGGTAATGGCCGGTATCTCATGCAGGATGACATCACGTCCCCCTTCGGTACGACTCTCCTGGGAAAGCCGGTTTATGTGTCAGACCAGATGGACGGAATGGAGGCGGGGAAGACAGCCATTTACTATGGGGACCTGTCCGGCCTGGCTGTAAAACTGTCCGAGGATGCATCCGTTCAGGTCCTCCAGGAACGATATGCGGATGAACATGCCATAGGTGTGATTGCATGGATGGAGTTTGATGCTAAGGTCGAGAATGCCCAGAAGATTGTCAAACTGGTCATGAAGGCATCCGCTTAAGGAGGCAGGACATGAAGGTCAAGGCACTGAAATCATTTTCCGGCGTGGTATCCATGTATAAGGGCGAGGTCAGAGAAATCATAGATGTGGTATTAATCCGTGACCTGGCTCAGGCTGGATATATCGAGCAGGTTACTGTGAGAAAGGGCGTAAAGAATGAAAGTGAGCGAGATAACGATTAAGGATATCTGTCAGCAGATACGGACAGAAGATGCATACCTGACGGAGGAAGACAGGCAGTATCTGGAAATCCTCCTTCCGGCAGCCATGGACTATGTAAAGGGATACACCGGTCTCGATGAGGCTGCGATTGATATACATGAGGACATCACAATTGCCGTCCTGGTACTTGTCTCCGATATGTACGATAACAGGCAGATGACCGTGGACAAGAACAATGTCAACCGGGTGGTGGATACCATCCTAGGGATGTATTGTGTCAACCTGTTGTAAGGTGGTGGTTGGATGAATGCAGGGGCATACCGGGAATCGGTGGTAATTGAAAAAAGTGGGTATACAGAGGATGACATCGGCAACCAGATACCGTCCTGGACAGAGTATTACCGCGGATATGCTTACATGAACAACCTGTCAGGCTCCGAGTACTGGGAGGCCGCGCAGACACAGGCCCAGAATACAATCATGTTCGTTTTCCGATATCATCCTCTGTTGGGCGCCATGAATACGAAGGAATATCGGTTGGTCCACCGGGGCAAGGCATACAACATAACCAGTATTGACAATGTGCAGTATAAGAATGAGACCGTGAAAATAAGGGCAACCGCAAAGGAGTAATACCATGTCAGGAATTCGGATTGACTCTCTGGGAAAAGAGATTGCCAAAATGATGGAGGAATATGCTTCTGAGGTGGCAGCCGACACAAAGGCAGAGGCCAGGGCGGTAGCAAAGGAGACAGTGAAGGAACTGAAAAAGACATCCCCAGATGGGCCTGGAAGCAGAAAGGGCCATTACAAGGATGGCTGGGCCTCAAAGGTGGAATCAGAAAATGCTGTATCCATAGGAATTCGGATATATAACAAGAAAAAACCTGGCCTTACCCACCTGTTGGAAAAAGGACACGCAAAACGGGGCGGAGGTCGGGTGGAAGGTATCCCGCATATCGGCCCTGCGGAAAAGCAGGCTGTCAGGGATTATGAAAAACGGCTGAAAGGAAGGTTATCACAATGACGGAGAAGGAAGTGAGCCTGATGGTGAAGTCAGTCGGCTTTTCAACGGCTTACCATCATTTTGAAGAAGGACAGGAACCGGGAAAACCCTATCTGGCGTATCTGTACCCTGAAACTAATAACTTTTCTGCTGACGGGATTGTTTACCAGGGCATCAATAAACTGGACCTGGAACTGTATACGGATAAAAAAGACCTGGAAGCGGAAAAAAGAGTTGAGGCCGTGCTGAAAGAGCATGGCTTTTTCTATGAGAAAACAGAGGCGTACCTTGAATCTGAAAAGATGTATGAGGTGCTGTATGAAATGGAGGTATTAATCAATGAATAAAGTCAAGTACAACCTTAAGAACGTGCATTACGCAACACAGACAACCGGAGAGGACGGGGCAATCACGTTTGCCAAACCGTCACCCATCCGGGGTTCCGTCAGCATTGCCCTGGACGCGCAGGGCGACATCTCCAAGTTTTACGCGGACGGAATCACTTACTATCAGGCCGCCGCCAACAATGGCTATGAGGGAGACCTGGAGGTGGCCCTGCTGCCGGAGAGCTTCCGGACGGATGTCCTGGGAGAGACGTTGGATGGAAAGAAGGTCCTGATTGAGAATGCGGATGCCAAGCAGGCCGCATTTGCCCTGCTGTTTGAGTTTGACGGTGACGAGAAGGCTATCCGGCATGTGCTGTATAACTGCAGCGCCACCAGACCGTCCGTGGAGTCACAGACAAAAGAGGAGTCTATTGAGCCGGTGACAGAGACGCTGACCATCTCTGCGACGCCCCTTCCGAATGGGAGGATTAAAGCGCGGACCGGTGATACAACGGATGAGGCAGCCTATAGTGGCTGGTATGATGCGGTTTATGAGACAGCCGCATCCAACCCAGCATAATGGAGGTAGGACATGATAAGCAAGGAAATAGAGATTGATGGGAAGCTGGTGCCGTTCAAGGCATCGGCTGCCATCCCGAGGTTGTACAGGGCGCGGTTCCGGCGGGATATCTTCCGGGATTTGATGCGTCTGGGAAAGGCCGTGGAAGGGGAGGAGGTCCCCATCAGTGACCTGGAGCTGTTTGAGAATGTGGCATACATAATGGCGCTTCATGCCGACCCGAAACAGCCGGGTACCCCGGAGGAGTGGCTGGACCAGTTCAACACGTTTTCCATTTACACGGTGCTTCCCCAGCTCCTTGACCTTTGGCATCTGAACATTGAGACAGATGTGGAGGCCAAAAAAAAACGAAGCCAAGCAGCCGGGAAATGACAACGCCCCTGTTTATGCTTCGGGCGGTCCAACTGGGGGTAGCGGTCAGTGACCTTGACATGCTCACCATCGGGCTGGTCCTGGACATGTTCACAGAGTCACAGAACGATAGTTATAAGTATCCGAATCTGGCAACCCAGGAGGATTTTGATAAGTTTTAGGAGGTGGTATCGTGGCAGACCGTATCAAAGGAATCACAATAGAAATCGGTGGGGATACCACCGGTCTAAACAAGGCATTAAACGGCGTCAATAAAGAAATCAGCAGCACACAAGGCCAGCTTAAGGATGTGGAGAGGCTGCTGAAACTGGATCCGACCAACACAGAGCTGCTGAGGCAGAAGCAGAAGCTCCTGGCGGAAGCGGTACAGGGGACCAAGGGCAAACTGGATACGCTGAAAGAGGCAAATAAGCAGGTGACGGAATCAGCCTCGAATTACGATGCCTGGAAAGAAAAGTATGACCCAATCAAGAAACAGATAGATGAGACCAAAAAGAAACTGGGAGACCTAAAAGAACAGTCCAGGAACGCCGATGAGCAGTTGGCAAACGGAGAGATATCACAGGAGAAGTACGATGCCCTGCAGGACGAAATCAAGAAAACCTCCAGCGAATTAAAGACGCTCCAGAAATCAGCCAAGGAAGTATCGGATGAATTCGGGAACCCGGTGGCACCGGAGCAGTACGACGCCCTGCAGAGGGAGATTGCTGAAACGGAGCAGCAGCTTAAATCCCTGGAGGACCAGGCCGGGAAGGCCAATACAACGTTGCAGCAGATTAGTGCGGCCGGCGACAAGTTCCAGAAAGTCGGACAGGAGATTGAAGGTGTCGGAAAGAAATTTCTTCCAGTCACGGCTACCGTGGCCGGCGTGGGGGCTGCCGCGGTAAAGACAACGGCAGACTTTGACGAGTCCATGTCTAATGTGTCAGCCATCAGTGGGGCCACGGGTGAGGAGTTTGACCAGTTAAGGGATAAGGCCAGGGAGATGGGCGCAGAGACGAAATTCAGCGCATCTGAGGCCGCAGACGCTATGAGTTATATGGCAATGGCCGGATGGAAAACAGACGATATGCTGAATGGTATCAGCGGTATCATGAATCTGGCAGCCGCATCTGGAGCAGACCTGGCGACTACATCCGATATCGTGACGGACGCCCTTACTGGTATGGGGTACACGGCAGCGGATGCCGGGCGCCTGGCCGATGTCATGGCGGCGGCCTCCAGCAATGCGAATACCAATGTGGAGATGATGGGTGAGACATTCAAGTATGTGGCGCCCGTCTGCGGCTCCCTGGGATACTCCATGGAAGATACTGCCCTGGCGGTTGGGCTGATGGCCAATAGCGGAATCAAGGCCAGCCAGGCCGGCACACAGCTGAGGGCAGCCATCACCAACATGGTCAAGCCGACCGAAGCCATGGAAGGCGTCATGATGGAGTTGGGGATTGAGATTGCCAATGAGGACGGTTCCATGAAATCCCTGGATGAAACATTGAAGATTCTGCGCGAATCCTTTGCTGTCACCACGGAGGAACAGAAGGCCCAGCGCCTGGCCACCCTGGAACAGCAGGCCGTTGCGGATGGGTACGGGGACACGCTTAAGGGATTGTCAGAGGAGGAAAAGTATTTCCAGCTTGCCATGTATGCCGGTCAGGAGCAGATAAAGGACATGTCCGAGGCACAGTTTAAGAAACAGGCAATGGATAAACTGGGAATCAAGGTGACCAAAAAGACCAATAAAGCACAGGTAGCACAGAACCTTGCTCTTGCTCTGGGGACTCAGGCCATTGAAGGGCTTACCCAGGAGCAGCAGTCCGCAGCGGCGGTAACCCTGTTTGGTAAGGAAGCCATGAGCGGTATGCTTGCCATTATCAATGCCAGTGAGGACGACTACAAGAAACTGTCGGATGCCATAGCCAACTCAGAGGGCGCGGCGGAGGATATGGCGGAAACCATGCAGGACAATCTCAACGGACAGCTCACCATCCTCAAAAGCCAGCTGCAAGAGGCGGCAATCGCGATTGGAGACGCGCTGATACCTAAAATACGGGCGCTTGTGACAAAGATACAGGAATGGACAGACTGGTTTAATAAACTGGATGCAACCCAAAAAGAGACAGTTGTGAAAATTGGTTTAATTGTTGCGGCTATCGGCCCCCTGCTTATAACCATCGGGAAGCTTTCTACCGGGATTGGTGCACTGTTGAAGATGGTTCCTGTAATATCAGGGTCATTGACTGCCCTATCTGCGAGCGGAGGCCCGCTCTTCCTAACTGCATTGGCTGTTGGTGTCCTTGGGGGTGCATTCATTGCGTCCCGGGATAATATGGTTAACTATTACGAAGAGGTACGGGAGCTTACCGAGACAGAAAAAGAGAATAAAGAAAAAGTAGAAGAACTGAAAGATGCTTATGACGAGTTGTCACAACATAGACAGGAATCTGTATCTGTTATAGAGGCGCAATCGGGAAAAGAGAAGGAGCTGTGGAAGGAATTACAAAATATCACAGACGAGAATGGAAAAATCAATGAAGGTTACGAGGTCAGGGCTGCATTTATAGTCAATGAATTGAAAAATGCGTTGGGAATTGAGATTGACATGGTCGATGGTGTCATCAAAGATTATCAGGGGCTCCAGCAAGAGATTGATAATCTCATTGAGAAGAAAAAGGCAGAGGCCACACTGAATGCCTATTTGGAATCATATACGGAGGCTATTGTCGAGCAAAAGGAGGCAAGGGAGGCACTTTTTGATGCAACCAAGAATTCAGAGTCAGCAACTCAGAATTATAATGAAGCGCTTGCAAAAGAAAACGAACTGCAGTCAGAATATAATAGTCTTATGGCTGAATATGCCTCTGATGGAACAAATGATACGTTAAGGCAGCAGTTATATGACCTGCAAGACCAACTTATAATGGCAGGAGAAACAACAGCAGGTTTTAAGGACCACATGATTGAGAACAATCAGACTTTGGCAGACGCAACTGCGGCACTGGAAGGATATAACTCTACGATTGCAAATTATGAAGGTGCGAGCGCGGCTATAATTTCCGAAGACCAAGCAAAAATATCAGAATCATTAGCTTTGTTGACCAACGATTTTCAGACCGCTGAGACATCTACAAGGGAGAGCCTGGAAAGGCAATGTGAAACCTACAAAACAAAATTAGTGGAGGCAAGGGAAGCAGTTAAGCAAGGCGCACCAGGTGTTACGGATGAGTATGTGGCTGAGCTTGTTCGTTTGGAATTGAAAAGCAGGCAGGAACTTGCAAAGATACCAGAAAATACTGCTAATTCTCTGACGGATGTAGCGCAGGGTATTAAAGGCAAAACCGTCGAGATGGAATCAGCGGGGGCTAATTTCTCTGAGGGGCTTGCTTCTGGTATTCTAAGTGGTGTAGGACAAATTAGGGATGTGGTGAAAACGCTGGCTGAATCAGGCGTGGGCGCGGCGGAAGATGCCCTAAAAATTAACTCTCCTTCCAAGGTGACATACGATATAGGTACGTATTTTGATGAGGGTCTTGCTGGAGGCATTGCTGATGGAATACAAAAAGTAACCGAAGAAGTATCGAAAATATCCACAGAAATGCGGCCCATAATGGAAGAACTTGCCCCATTAGCTGAAATTTGGTCAGGGGATATGATGGATGGTTTTGTTCATGGTATTAGGAAGAAAACTGCCGAAGTAGAGGCAGCCTGCCGGAACGTGGCGGGCACGGTCTCTGATTATCTACATTTTACAAGACCTGAGAAGGGGCCACTCCGTTATTACGAAGAATGGATGCCTCATATGATGCAGGGACTGAGAGAAGGCATAAGAGGGAACATGTGGCGCGTAACAGACCAGATGGCAGCTCTGGCCGGGAGCATGGACGTCATGACCATGGATATGTCAGGCGGCGGGGAACAGAACAGCGGAGTCACACAGCGGGTCATTTCCCTGTTGGAGGCATATCTTCCTGACATTGCCTCCCAAAAGTATGTCATGATGGACGGGAAGGCTCTGGTGGGCAAGACCGCGGGACAAATGGACCGGAAATTGGGCCAGGTACAGGCCCTTAAGGAGCGGATAGGATGATACATCAAAGCGTGAGCATAAACGGCATTGATATGCTGTCAACCTACAGGATGGCACTGGCAAACAGACATTGTGTTCAGCCGCCAGTGCCAAAGACAATCTATCAGGATGTTCCGGGGGCCGACGGCTCCCTGGACCTCTCCACAGCGATTGCGGGCCGGATTATATATGAGCGGAGGGTAATTACTCTTAATTTTGGATGCGGGTACCCCATGGACAAGTGGCCGGAGGTGTTTTCGGAAATCTTACGAAATTTCCACGGCAGGGAAGGAAAACTGATATTCGATGATGACCCGATGTACTATTATGCCGGGCGCATGACGGTATCTGAATACTCCAGAGCAAGGACCTTGGGGACATTCACTATCAGCGTGAATGCTGACCCTTATAAGTATGAGTTTACAGCGTCAGACGAGGACTGGTTATGGGATTCATTCTCCTTCGAGAAAGGGGTAATCCGCGATTATAAGGAACTGGAGGTGAATGGCAGCCTGTCCCTTAACGTCCCAGGCACGCAGAGATGGGTTATTCCTGAAATTACGGTATCAGCTGCTATGACGGTGAGCTATGGCGGTAAGGACTATGAACTGAAACAAGGAACGAATAAGATATATGACATCGTTATAAAGGAAGGGGAGAACATGCTCATGTTCACCGGGACGGGGACAGTTACCATATCGTACAGGGGAGGAATATTGTAAATGTATCGGGTATATGTAAAAAACATGAATGGAGAATACCCCATATACGAGCCGCTTGATGATACGCTCCGGATATTTGAGCCAGTGCTTACCCAGGAGATGGGAAGCGCCGGCTCTTTCACATTCCGGGTGTACAAAGGGCATCCATACTATAAGCAATTGAAAGTCCTGACGTCTGAGGTGATTGTTTATGATGATGGCGCATGTGTATTCTGTGGCCGGATGTGGAGGCCGGAACAAGACTTTGATAATATGGTCGCGATTACCTGTGAGGGAGAGCTGACATATCTTCTGGACAGCCGGCAACGCCCCTTTACGTATACTGGAGGGATAGACGGATACATAGGACAGCTTCTTGACGTACATAACAGCCAGGTGGACGCCAGCCGGCAGATTAAAAAAGGTAACATAGTGGTGAGTGGGGATGGTGGATACAAAGAGTGGATCGTCCAGGGCTTCTCAGACACGCTCACACTATTGAGGCAGTTACCGGAATCATTTGGGGGCTATCTCCGTATCAGGCATGAGGCGGGAGTGCGTTATCTGGACTATCTGTGGGATTACGGCGGGATTAACAGCCAGGTAATCCGGTTCGGGGAGAACCTGCTGGATTTGACACACTATGTAGATGCCACGCAGATTATAACATGTCTGATTCCTCAGGGGGCAGATGTGGAATACAAGGATGAGTCAGGGGAGACACAGTCCAGGGCAGTAGATATCACATCCGTTAATGGAGGTGTAGACTACATCGAGAACGCGGAAGCCGTGGAGCTGTACGGGAGAATATGGGGATATCAGAAATGGGACGATGTGACGGAACCTGGTATATTGCTTGCTAAGTCCAGGGAATACCTCAAAGAGGCTTCAACCCTTCCTGCCTCAATGGAAGTATCTGCTGTGGACCTGGCAGCCATAGATAGCACCGTACAACAATTTCAATTAGGATTCTGGACGGATGTATCCAGTGACCCTCATGGAATCAATCAGAAGTTTCTGCTTACACGGCGGGAAATCAATCTGCTTGACCCTGGCCAGGGGAGTATAACACTGGGGCGGCAGACGGAGACTCTGACCGGAACCACGGTCAAGAACCAGACAGCTGTATCTGAGCGCATTGAGAAGGTGGCAGAAGATACGGCTCAGGAGATTAACCGCAGGGTGGAGAATGCCACACAGCTCATTATGGGAGGTAAGGGAGGCTATGTCGTCATTGACAACATAGAACCTGATACCGGGAATACGACCACACCGTGGCGTATCCTCATCATGAACACGCCGGATAAGGAGACCGCTACAAATGTAATCCAGTTCAATCAGAATGGCATCGGCTTTTCGACAACCGGAATCAATGGGCCGTATAAGAATGCATGGACCATAGACGGGAACCTGGTGGCTGATTTTATCACTGCCGGTCAGATGCTGGCGGACCGAATCCGTGGAGGGACGTTGGAGCTTGGAGGTACCGGACCTGGTAAGGATGGTGTCCTGATAATCCGAAATGTTGACGGAAAGGAACTGGCGCGTTTCAATAAGAATGGTATAACAATCAATGAGGGTAACATCAACATGACATCAGGCAGTATCACACTGCCAGGATTCAAGCTGACATCCGGTGGCGTCCTTACTCTTGACGGTACAAGTAATAATACAACGGTGGGAGCCAACCTGATTAATGTTAATACGCTCCGGGTTGCGAACCAAATAATGGCCAGCGGGGCATCGTTTAACATAGGTGGTATGTATAGTACAGGCAGCTATGTCCACGGCAGTTTCATGGGTGATTTCCACGGGTCATTCTACGAAACATCCGACCGGCGAAAGAAGAAAAGAATACAACCTTTAAAGGACGGGCAGTCTCTGGCACTGGTACTTGGATTGCATCCCAAAGTATATGTAATAAAAGAGACTGGTGAGCCGATGATGGGATTTGTGGCCCAGGACGTGGAGAAGTTGCAGAAGCAGCTGGGGATTGACCTGCCATTGACATCCATGGATAAGGATGGGTATTACTGTATCCCTTATATGAATTACATTGCTCTTCTGACCGGTGCAATACAGGCCCAGCAGAAGCAGATAGACCGTTTAACAAGGAAAAAGAAAGAGGTGATAAACGATGGCTGACATCAGTAAAGAGATTAATGACTTCCGGGTTGCGGTGTATGGGCGGGATGTTCGGGAAAGTATGATATCCTTGGCCGAGAAGGTCAACGAAGAGGTTGAGACTAATACAACCCATGTGGATGAGGCAGTGACTACTGCCAACGGAGCGAGCCAGAAAGCCACTAAGGCATCGGAGGAGGTACAGAAAGCCATCACAGAGGCAAATACGACCCTGCAGGAGGCCAATGCCGCAAAGGTATCTGCCCAGGAATCGGCCACGGCCTCAGCGGGTTCCGCATCCGCGGCGGCAGGCTCTGCGTCTGCTGCATCCGGAAGCGCGGCAAATGCAGCGGCAAGTGCAAAAGCGGTGGAGGATATTGCTGCGGGATTGGGGGGATTTGACGGGACGGCCACATCCGTCAAGGCAACAGATACACAGGGGATTGTCGTGGCTGCCGGAGCGGACAGTAATGCCCAGGCCCTGCTGGATGCGCTGGCCCGTAAGGTTGCCCTGGAGCTGGTAAGCAATACAGCCCTTACCACGAAATTGGCGGATTATCTTAAAAAGACTGATATCGTGCAGACAGAGTCCACAGCTACAAATAAGGTCCCATCCAGCGCTTATCTGAAACAAGTTAAAGATAACATAGATAGCAATTTGGTGAAAGTAATTGAATATGGGAGTATATTGTTCAGCAATCTAAAAGCAAATACATTTGCTGACAATGATATCAAATTCAAAAAGTCTTTCAGCTCACCTCCATTGGTATTTGTGAGCAATGGGAGCAAATCTGAAAGTATAAAATATGGAAGCATGTCGATATCTGCAATAAATATATCAACTACAGGATTTACAATAAGATTTTATAACAATACTGACTATACTCCTCAGCCATATATAATGTGGACAGCTATTTTATAATATGGTTATCTAATAACAACAGTAACCTGCAAATCAGGTCCCTATTTATTTAATAAAGGCACATCATAAAAAGACGATACAGATTTAGTATCGTCTTTTAGAGTGTACTAATTAAAATCAATGTAATTCAGAACATTTTTTGTGACCTGCATAGGGTCCGCCACTTGCTCCTTGTGGACGACATGGTGGACAATAGCTTTGTATTCCATCTGGATTATTATATGTAACCCTCTGCTCTGTAAAGCCGAATGTTTCATATGGATAAAAAATATGTTCTCCTGCCTTTTGGGAACAAAGTGGACACGATTTCCACCTTTTATCACTTGAATACTGTGATATGTTTAACGGTTGTCCACAATACCTACAATCATTATTTGGCATGCTCTACACCTCCTTTTGTTACTAAGTATAGCAACCATTCTCTTGTAATTCAATAGCACCTGTTATGTATTTATTTGAAAGAGTAAATTTTATCCAAGTCCCTAAACCAGGGTCTTATTTTATTGCCCGGCGGCCTGCCGGGAGAAAGGAATGAATCTATGAATGAAAAGATTGTATTGAAAAACGGGAAGGAGTACCCGCTGGTCATCGGCGGCACATCCTCCACGCCCAGCACTCTACGGCTTATCTTCCGGACTACGGAGCCGCTGGAGGATATCGTGTCCTTGTTTGCGGATGCGGCAGCCACGGTGCGGATTAAGACTGTCAACGAGGACGGCAGCACCCTGGCCGTGTATGATGGTTATACGATGCTGGATAATCCAAAGAGTATTGATGACAACTATCTTATCACGTCGGAGCAGTACGGGGATGACGGTGCGGTCACCGCGGAGGCTGTATATGGCCGTGTGGCGCTACTGACGCTCTCCCAGCCGAGTGTAGAGGCCGTGGTGGAGCATAACAGGGCTGACATTGATTTCCTGGCTGTGATGACCGGGACAGATTTATAGGAGGTGAGACCATGGATGTAAAAGGACTGGCACAGAAGTATTATCCGAGATTATGGGACATTGACCGGCTTAAGGCCCTGGTGGCTGCCGGCAAGCTGTTTGAGGCGGACTACAAAGAGATTACTGGCGAGGAGTATACAAAATAAAGGAAGGTAGGATGCAGATGTGATGGAGACAGAGGTAGCTGTAAAGCTTGAAAATCATGACCAGCAGATAAAATCACTTAAACATCGGATGGAAGAACAGGAGGAGCAGAGCAAGGCAATTAATGACCTGGTTCTGTCTGTACAGAAGCTGGCTATCAACATGGAGCGGATGCTTAATGAGCAGACAAGCCAGAATGAAAGGCTACAAAAGCTGGAGCAGGAACCGGCGAAACAGTGGAGCAATATGAAACGTACCATTTTTAATACTGTAGTAGGAGCCGGAGCCGGGGCATTTGCCACCGGCGTTATTTATACCGTGGCGCAATACATCAAATAAGAAAGAGAGGTATGACTATGTTTAAAAATTGTGTATTTAAAGCGGATGTGGACACGATGCAGTGGGCAAGGGCGGCGGCCCGGAGAGCAATAAAGACCGTGGCTCAGACTTTTGTAGCCACTATAGGCGCGGCATCAGTAATGGGAGATGTGAACTGGCCTATGGTTGCATCTGCCTCTGTACTGGCCGGAATCTTGTCTATGGCCACATCTGTGGCAGGTCTTCCAGAGCTGGATACAAAAGTGGATGCCTGAGATGAGGTGGTCCAATATTTCCCGCCGCGGGGTTAAGCGGGCGTTGCGATATCGCAACTTGTGACGTCACAACTTTTCATGGCCTGGGAGCAGTCCCGGGCCTTATTTAATTGGAGGTAATTATGAGTATTATGATTGGACATGCCAGTTCAGATGAACGTGGAAAATACAATGGAGGGCAGGCCGGGGACCAGAATGGGAGAGAGGTATATGTGAGGGAGTGGTATAACCGGCCGTGGAATAAGGTGGTCCGGCCGAAGTCACCTTACGTGGCTGCTGGTATGGTGAGAGCAATGAGGGACGCCTGTCTCAATAACAATATCGGTTATGACCAGTATCAGCGCACCACGTTATATACACAGGCTAAAGCTGCCGGGTGGGACCTGAGCAAGATTACAGTGCCATGCGAGACGGATTGTAGCGCCCTCATTGCAGTATGCGCCAATGCTGCCGGTGTGACCGTGAGTAAGGACATATACACGGGTAACATGGTTAAGGCCCTGGAGGCTACTGGGCAGTTTGATGTGCTGATAGCCAATAAGTACCTGACCAGCGACACATATTTGATAGCAGGGGATGTATTGGTTTATGAAGGGCATCACACAGCTATGGCACTACGGTATGGAACTAAAGCGAATTACCACCAGGGATGGAACTATGATTATTATGGATGGTTTTACTCCCCAGATGGATGTAGAGATTATATTAGGTCCTGCTGGCAGGTCATCAATCGCCATAAGTACTATTTTAACTTAGATGGTTATGCGCTCAAAGGCTGGCAAGTAATTGATGGCAAGGATTACTATTTTGAGCCACGGGCCGGGCATCCGCTGGAATGCGCCATGTATGTGGCACCAGAGGGGGAGCAGTACATAAGAGAGTTTAGCAGCTAAGAATTCTCACCTATGATGAGATTATAAACAACAGATAGCCAATAATCGTTGTTATTTAATGCAGGAGTATATATAATTTGAGTACAATCATTATCATCAGGTGAATATGGATGATCTACATTGTAGTTAACAATAAATGTACCTACCTTTTTATAAGGAGCACTATGTACATCAATTTTGTCAAATAAAAAAGCAGTGCCACTGAATGAAAACGAATCCTTTAAACGTTCTGTATTAAAGACACTCCGTATTTCGTCATATTCGACTTTGATTCGTGTATAACAATTTCCTATTCTTTCAGAATCACCCGTTATACATAAATTGAAATCTTCTCTAGTGATCTTACCTGGTAGTAGTCTTTTATACTCCAT